TACCTATCAGAGGATTTTGATAGATACCAATAGCGATATTAATAGGTGTTCTTAGTGGACCCTGATACCTGTATTGGTAGTTCGTATCACCCCTTAAAGGATTTTGATAGATACCAGGACCACTGATGATATTTCTTTGTGGTGTTTGGTACCTGTATTGGTAGTTCGTATCACCCCTTAAAGGATTTTGATAGATACCAGGACCACTGATGATATTTCTTTGTGGTGTTTGGTACCTGTATTGGTAATTCGTGTTGCCCCTTAAAGGATTTTGATAGATACCAGGACCACTGATGATATTTCTTTGTGGTGTTTGGTACCTGTATTGGTAGTTCGTATTACCCCTTAAAGGATTTTGATAGATACCAGGAGCGATATTAACAGGTGTACGTAAAGGTGTTTGGTATCTGTATTGATAGGCTGTACCACCCCTTACAGGTACTTGATAAACACCATCTGCCTCATTAATAGGTGTACGTAAAGGTGTTTGGTACCTGTATTGGTAGTTCGTACTACCCCTTACAGGTACTTGATAAACACCATCTGCCTCATTAATAGGTGTACGTAAAGGTGTTTGGTACCTGTATTGGTAGTTCGTACTACCCCTTAAAGGTAATTGATAAACACCATCCGCGATATTAATAGGTGTTCTTAGTGGACCCCGATACCTGTATTGGTAGTTCGTATTACCCCTTAAAGGATTTCGATAGATACCAATAGCGATATTAATAGGTGTTCTGTTTGGACTCTGATACCTGTATTGATAGGTTGTATTACCCCTTAAAGGATTTCGATAGATACCAATAGCGATATTAACAGGTGTTCTTTGTGGACCCTGATACCTGTATTGGTAGTTCGTACTACCCCTTAAAGGTCTTTGATAGATACCAGGACCAGCTGCCGGATTTCTTTGTGGTGTTCTACTAATACCTCTAGCAAAGAAAGCACCTGGGTCTTGGAAATTATATGTATAACTATATCTAAACGGTTGCCTAGCTTGATAAAAAATGGAAAAAGGATTTTGAATTCCTGTTGGTTGACCAAATTTTCCAACTTGTGGTACCTGTACGATAGTGATTGCTGGATATGGTGTTCTTGAAGAACCTCTTGTAATACCTATGCCCGGAGCACGATAATAGGCGACAAAAGTATATCGAAACGCGACTCTAGTCGGTTGTTGATAATTGTAGGGGTAGTCACCATTCAGTCTAAACACATACTGGATAATACCGATACCAGGTGTTTGTACTCTACCTGGTTGTTGATAAGTGTAGGGGTAGTTTGCAGCTACTCTATATCCATACCGGGTAATACCAATACCAGGAGCTTGTACTCTGGACGGTTGTTGATAAGTGTAGGGGTAGTTTGCAGCTACTCTATATCCATACCGGATAAGACCAATACCTGGTATCTGAGTTCTAGACGGTTGTTGATATTCATAAGGGTATGGTTTATTTGCCCTATATTCATATTGAATAGTACCAATACCTGGTATCTGAGTTCTAGACGGTTGTTGATATTCATAAGGGTATGGTGCATCTGCCCTATATGCATACTGGATTATACCAATACCTGGTATCTGAGTTCTAGACGGTTGTTGATATTCATAAGGGTATGGTGCATCTGCCCTATATGCATACTGGATAATACCAATACCTGGTATCTGAGTTCTAGACGGTTGTTGATAAGTATAGGGAAAGTTTGCAGCTACTCTATATGCATACCGGATAAGACCAATACCAGGAGCTTGTACTCTAGATGGGTTCTGATAATTGTAAATGTAGTTTGCAGCTACTCTATATGCATATCGAATAATACCAATACCAGGAGCTTGTACTCTAGATGGGTTCTGATAATTGTAAATGTAGTTTGCAGCCACCCTATATGAATACTGGATGATACCAATACCAGGAGCTTGTACTCTAGATGGGTTCTGATAATTGTAAATGTAGTTTGCAGCCACCCTATATGAATACTGGATAATACCGATACCAGGAGTTTGCACTCTGGACGGTTGTCGATATGTGTAGGGGTAGTTTGCAGCTACTCTATAAGCATATGGTTCTTGTGTAATACCGCGGGCAATAGTTCTCCCAGGAATTTGTGCATCTCTTATAAACGGCAATCTATTTTGATAAGTAGATGGATTCTGGTTTATATAAGTGCCTGGTGTTCTGTGTTGATATGCAAGAGGGGATTGACCTATTCTTGAATATCTAAAAGGAGAGCGATAAGGGTAAGCTGTTGTAATTTGAATACTAGCTGGAAAGGGTGCTGGTTGTTGTGCTTCCAAATTACCAAACCCATCAACCCAACCAGTGGGGGTTTTAACTTTACCAACATCAACAGACTTCCATGTTGTTGGGTCTGTTTTAACATATGCATCTGATGATTGTTTCCAACCATCGGGAGTTTTTTGCTTAGCACCTGCCATTATCAATCCTTAAACATTGTAAACAATCCACACGTCACCGACCTGCCCATCGCCAGCAGTTGGATTACTTGTAGATTCATATATGTTTCTCATTACTCCACTAGAGTTATTTGCATAGGTTGTTGTGATTTGATTTGCTCTAAAATTTGCATCTGTTAATGTTAAGTCACCTGTAGAACCACCAGTTGCAGTTGTGGTTGCAACTACAAATTGGTCAGCACTTTCATCAAACCCAATAAACCCATTGTCACCAGTTGTCCCACGTTCTAATATTAAACCCAAGTCGTTTGAGTTTGCACCGGCATTACCAGAACCGAGTTCTATCAATGCGTCTGTAATTGTCGTGTTGGTATTAGTGATAGAGGTTGTGGTGCCACTTACGGTTAAGTTACCATTGATATTTACTGAACCATCACCAAGGATTTCCATAAAGGTTGTGTTAGCAGCTTTGTTTTCTACCAAGAGTGCTGTGTCTGACGCATTCGACCCCGCACGAATTCTCATACCATAAGATTGTCCCGTAGTTGCACCACCTTCAGCTCTTATCGTGTATGCATTATCGTCACCATCAACAACAAGTTTTGCTGTTGTTGGGTTAGTGTTGTTGATACCAACGTTACCACCGCCAGCAACGGTCAATCTATCTAAACTATTGGTTATGAGATTCAATGAACGAGATACGGAATCATGTCCGATATCTAATCCCGTATCGTCCATGTTCAGAGTTGTAACATAACCCGATGTTGAGTCAGCAGTAAAGATGAAGTCGGCATTAGTACCAATCTGTAAGTCTAATGCAGTGGTGTTATTATCTACGGTAGCTGTAATTTTTTCACTACCAAGAGTGCCTGAAATTGTAACATTCTGTAAAGTGTCAATAGCGATTGCAGTTGTATTATTACTACCAATGTTAGTTGCATGATTAGTTGTGGACCCATAAAAAACATCAGCATCTTGTGCATAGACACTAGCAGTAACGGTATTAGTGGTATCAGTTAATCTTAAAGTTGGAGACGCGGCACTAGTTAATGTCAAATCGCCAGTAGGTCCAAGTGTACCAACAGTAGACCCATCGACTGCAAAGTCGATGGTAGATGATGCTTCGACGTTGTTTGCATCAGCCGAAATGACCAATCCCGCACTTGAAGATAGGGTGTGTTGTAAATTTGTTGTGTCTGTATCAGTAAGTTTTAAAAGTGGGGTGGCGCCATGAATATCAACTTCATTATCGATAAAGGCACCATGCTCTACAGAAAATGTTTTATTGGACACCAAACACCCCAAAAATAAAGATAGACTTAGGAGTATTTAGTCTTAAAGACTTCTTAGTGTATAATTCGCCAAACACTTAGACGTGGTTTTTGGTTCAATAACAAAATTAAGATTGCCGTCGATTTCTTCGAATCTAAAATTGACTAAATTTTGCTTTGAACCCAATACACCAAACTCATCATATCTCACAGTTCTGTTTGAAATATCAATCAAAAATTCGGATGAATAATAAATATCTTTACCAATCTCAATGTCATTAAAAGAAACTAATAAAACATATTTACCATCATCTTTTGTCCTCAAACTGAAAAATTTATGAGGATTTGTTGTTGATGATGCGTATTTACCTGAAGAGGACATTAGAATTGAACCAAGTGCATTTTGAATGTTGTACTAGTGTTAACAGGAGTTACTAAAATTCTCATGTTTCCTGTATTCACATCAGATGATAGTGTAAACAATTCACTAATTGTAAAAACATCTCCGTATTGAACAAAGAAAGTGTCGGTACCATCACTATTGAATAGAACCTCACAAATGTGTTTTCCGGCAGATGCATGAGAAGCAGCCAATGTCATTTTAACACTATTATTTGTTGCCGCAGCACTATACAAAACTTGGTCGGCCGCAGTAGTGGTTGTTGAAACCGATTCCATATAAGAACTTGGTGTCACCCAACTAACTGTGCCCGCACCATCGGTCTGTAAAATTTGACCTTCATCACCAACAGAAGTACCATCGGAAGTAGGGAGAGAGAATGCTCCGTTTACCGTGACAGATGATGGATTAGTACCTACCTCTACAATTGCTTCGTTTGATGCACCATCGTCTGTTTTCAGAAAGACTTTGCCGTCTCTATCATTAACCGCAAGTTCACCTAAAGCTAAATCCCCAACTGCGGGTGCAGAAGATGCGGTACTAGACCTCTTATGTTTTAAAATCGTGGTCATTATACCCTCTTATTTCATTATGTATTAGCTATATGTTCCACCATCAATTGCTGTGATTGTTACATCTCCAGTTGTTACTGTAAAATTATCAGCACTAAAAGATGCGACACCTACTGTACTCGTAGTCGCTAAATCATTTTCGATTGTAATCGAGGCATCACCATTGGTTATGGTAACACCATTGGACCCTTCGGTTAATGTTGCTAGTTGCAAATCACCATTTGTTCCATGACCAATCAATAATTGACCAGCTGTCGGAGCCACCCCATCCACTGCAACAATTGAACTAGACAAAGAAACTGTACCAGCAATTAATGTGTTTCCGTTAGATCCATCTACGGTGAACTGGTTAGTGTTGATTGCAAAACTACCAGTCGCATCCAGAGTTCCTGCAATCGTTGTGTTACCATTCGAAGCTGTAACTTGGAAGTTACCTGAACCTGAATTAATATCTGAAACTTCAAGATTACCAAATACAGCAGGCAACGCAGTACCAGAGAATGTGCTAGTTGCATCAGTTGCATCACTTAATGCAATGAACTTACCAGTAGAATCATCATAACCGAAGAAACCAATTTTAGCAGCACCGTCATTATAGAGGAATTTAATACCACGGTCCAAGTTATCATCAGTATCACTTTCACCAATTTCAAATACTGGGTCAGCAATAGAAACTGTTGTAGAATCTACGGTTGTTGTGGTCCCTGAAACTGTTAAATTACCACCCACAACCACGTCACCAGTTGATGCATCAATTGTAAAATTACCACTAGCAATATTAACATCACCAACATCGGCTCCAGAACCCTTGATTGATACACCCGATGCACCACCAATTACAAAATCAGTACCATCAAATGTGAGGTTTGCGTCATCTTCAAGTTCACCACTAGTACCAGCAATAACAACTCGATTGTCGGTTAAATCTTCAACATTGACACTTGCTAATGTAGCACTTGTATCGACATCGAGAGTACCAGCAATAGATGTATTACCTGAAGCTTGTGCAACACTAAAGTTTGTACCACCTACTTGGAAATTGGTACCATCAAATGTTAAATTTGCATCGTCTTCCAATGCACCACTAGTACCAGCAATAGTTATTCGGTTATCTGTCAAATCCGATACGATAGCACTTGCAGCAGTCAGTTCGGTTGTAATGGAAACACTATCGGGAAGACCGACTGTGAATGTTTGTCCAGATAGACCGACTGTTACTTCATTAGCTGTACCCTGAACAGTCATAGTCTGACTATCGATAAGGACTTGTGAAGTAGTTGTACCGTCTGTGATGTCAAGATCCTGAGCATTGTTAGTTGTATCAATACGGTCTTGTACAGCTGCAGCAGTCAACACTGTAACATCATCATCAGAAAAACCTGGAGTTACAAGTTCAGCAGATGTTTGAACTGTTGCTGCATCGAACATTGTAAATTCAACCGTTCCAGCACCAAGTGTAGTAACACCAAGATTGGTAATTGTGACATCACCAGTTACATCGACATTATCCCACGAGTCTGTTCCGTCCCAAATTAAAAGTTGACCACTAGCCTCTGATGAAACATCCGTATCGTCTGCACCAGCAATTGTTGCAGTACTATTTTGCCAACTTAAAGTACCTGTTCCGTTCGTTTGGAGTTGTTGACCATCGTTACCATCAGTAAGAGGAAGGGTGTAGATAACATCACCAGCAAGAGCATCTGGTGATTTGAAACCTGTATAATTTGTACCATTATCAGAGTCTTCATACAATTCTATTTGTGCACCTGATGTTGCACCATTACCAACCTTAAAGTTTGCAGGAGTTACCGTAGCACCATTAATGATATCAGTAAAGAATTTTCCACCAACTTCATGAACAACTTCAGATGAAAGTGAGTCTACTGATTCGATATAAAGTTTGGATGATGCACCGTCATTGGTTCTATCTTGTACATATGCAAGTTCACCTTCAGCTAAATCAGTAGTTGTTGGTGCTGAGGTTCCAGTTGTTCTTTTAATTTGAATTACTGTTGCCATAAGTTTTTTATCCTATTAAAAAATTCCTGAATCCATAACGTTATTAAGTACATATGAATTACTATTTGTGTCGTATTCTAAAAAAGAACCTTCTTCTACATTTTGTGGCACATTCTGAACATCACCCAAATCTTGTAATGATGCATTGGCCAATGAGTTTTTACCAAGAAATGCTGTAGTTACTTTAACTCCTTGGCCACCAACTCGAATTTTTGCTTTTATGTCTGACATATTTATCTAGTTACTCCTGGTGTTACGGTCGCTTGCCCTTCAAGTATTCGTGTTTTTACACCACTTTGGTCGGTGATAATACAATCATAAACGTATCTACCTGCCGGGACAGTGGATGATGTATCATCGGTCATAGATAAAGTTACAGTTCCAGCACCCACATTTAAAGAAGTTGTGAAACTAGCAGTGACAGCTGATGAAGTGTATGTTTTTCTTATTTGAGATTCGGCTGTGTAATCAGTCAAATCAAATTGACTACCACCAGAATCTGTTACTTCTACCGTAACAGTATAAGTAGAACCTTGGTCAATAAAAACGTTGAATACATTAGCCATACTATCTATTTATATATTTCGTTGATGGACCTTATCGACTATTCCAGAATTGTTCACATATACTTCTTGAACAGTCTCTACTGTACCACCTTGGTTTAGATAAACCTCTTTAACTTTAGCTACAGGTCCAATCGGTCTAATATTTGGGTAAGTTTGTTGTGTAACAAATGGAGACTGATAAATGTAAGGGTTCTGGAAAATTGCCTGATATGAATATGACTTCTGATAGATAGAAGGTATTCGATAAATCAGTGGTTGTCTTTCTTGTGTTATAAAAGGAGTTTGTATATTAGCAATATAAGGATAAGTTTGTTGCTTATTTCTACTATTTGGTTGTTGATTGTTCGCACCAACACGGAATTCATAGGTTCCGGGTTGACGATTATCATATGTAAATGGTGACCTAAACTGATATGTAGATGGTGACCTAAACTGATATGTAGATGGTACTCGATAAGGAGTTTGATACTCATATCGGTAGGTTGTATCACCCCTTAAAGGTCTTTGATAAATACCATCTGCCTCATTAATAGGTGTACGTAAAGGTGTTTGGTATCTGTATTGATAGGCTGTACCACCCCTTACAGGTACTTGGTAAACACCATCTGCAATATTAATAGGTGTACGTAAAGGTGTTTGGTATCTGTATTGATAGTTTGTATCGCCCCTTACAGGTACTTGATAAACACCATCTGCCTCATTAATAGGTGTACGTAAAGGTGTTTGGTATCTGTATTGATAGTTTGTACTACCCCTTAAAGGTACTTGATAAAGACCATCCGCGATAGCAATAGGTGTTCTTTCTGGACCCCGATACCTGTATTGATAGGTTGTAGTACCCCTTAAAGGTAATTGATAAAGACCATCTGCAATATTAATAGGTGTTCTGTTTGGACTCTGATACCTGTATTGATAGGTTGTATTACCCCTTAAAGGATTTCGATAAATACCGTCCGCGATATTAATAGGTGTTCTTTGTGGACCCTGATACCTGTATTGATAGTTTGTACCACCCCTTAAAGGTACTTGATAGATACCAGGACCAGATGCCGTATTTCTTTGTGGTGTTCTACTAATACCTCTATCAAAGAAAGAACCGGGGTCCTGAAAGTTATACGTATAACTATATCTAAACGGTTGCCTAGCTTGATAAAAAATGGAAAAAGGATTTTGAATTCCTGTTGGTTGACCAAATTTTCCAGTTTGTGGTACCTGTGAGGTAATGATTGCTGGATATGGTGTTCTTGAAGAACCTCTTGTAATACCTATGCCCGGAGCACGATAAAAGTTGACAAAAGTATATCGAAACGGGACTCTAGTCGGTTGTTGATATTCATAAGGGTAGTCACCATTCAGCCTAAACACATACTGGATAATACCGATACCAGGTGTTTGTGTTCTACCTGGTTGTTGATAAGTGTAAGGGTATGGTGCCTCTACTCTATATTCATACCGGGTAATACCAATACCAGGAGCTTGTACTCTGGACGGTTGTTGATAAGTGTAGGGGTATGGTGCCTCTGTCCTATATTCATACCGGATAATACCAATACCAGGAGTTTGTACTCTGGATGGTTGTTGATATTCATAAGGGTATGGTGCATCTGCCCTATATGCATACTGGATAATACCAATACCGGGTATCTGAGTTCTAGACGGTTGTTGATATTCATAAGGGTATGGTGCATCTGCCCTATATGCATATTGTATAATACCAATACCGGGTATCTGAGTTCTAGACGGTTGTTGATAAGTGTAGGGGTATGGTGCATCTGCCCTATATGCATACTGGATAATACCAATACCGGGTATCTGAGTTCTAGACGGTTGTTGATATTCATAAGGGTATGGTGCAGCTACTCTATATGCATATTGAATAATACCGATACCACGAGTAACCGTTTGACCCACTGTTTGTGCGTTTTTAATTAACGGTTGTTGATTATTCTTAATTAACGGTTGTTGACCATCAGCGATATAAGGAATTCTAGTATTACCTATCGCAATAACTTGATAGATAGACGGCGACCTAAACTGATAAATTAACGGATTTCTACCGATATTGTTATAGGTTGATGGTTGTCTGTTTTGTTGAATAAACGGACTTTGATTATTAGCTGCGGTTTGAGCGTTTGCGGGTACTCTACCAATGGCAATATATGGTGTTGGTGCTCTTCCCTGAGATGTTTGTTGATTATTTAATGGCGTACGGGCGATGTAATTTTGCTGAAAGGAGTACCCTAAATTTACATATATGTCTGCCATTTTAACTTATTTATACTACGAACCAAAGGTGCCCTGTAGAAGTTCCACCTGCACCAGACGGTGCAACAGAAACAATTTCATAATCCAATTCTATATCTGGGTTATCAGCAGTGCCACTATCAACAATACCATTACTTGATGTTAAGGTAATGACACCTGTATCTGGTGCTTCTGCACCTTGCCATTCGGTTCCAGTCCAAGTTAATAGGTAACCTGTCTGCCCTGAAGTTGGATTTGTATTATTAACATCATTTAATGCTGTTATAGCGTGGTTAGTGATGTCACTAACTTGTCCAGTAACATCACCAGTAAAAGTTGCGTCTGTTCCGTTTGTACCACTTTCTAAAATTTTGCTGGTACCATTTGATGAGTAAATATCTCCTGTAACATCACCGAGTACATTACCCGTTAAATTACCGGAAAATGTTGAGGTTATAGTGCCAAGTGCACTGACATCACCATTTGAAGCAGTCACCACAAATTTATCTGTATTAACTGTTAAGTTTCCATCAACACCCAAAGTACCATCGATTTGAGTATTACCTGTAGAAGCCGCAACATCAAACTTTGAGTTACCAGATGTACCAACTCTAAAGTTTCCATCAACTCCTACTGTACCATCAACTTCTAAGGTGCCATCGATTTGAGTATTACCTGTAGCTGCATCAACATCAAACAATGATGTACCACCAGTACCAACTCTAAAGTTACCATCTACACCAAGAGTACTATCTACTTCTAGAGTACCATCAATTTGTGTATTACCTGTAGCTGCATCAACATCAAACAATGATGTATCACCAGTACCAACTCTAAAGTTACCATCTACACCAAGAGTACTGTTCAGTTCAACAGCACCTTCTACCAACATATAGCCTTGTGTATAGGTATTTCCTGCAAATTCTATTTTATACTCACCGTCAATTACATCACCATATGTAAGTACCGTAGTTGCACCGAATGAACGTGCGTTTAAAATAACACCTTCATCGTTTGTATTATAGATTGCATTAAATTGGTTTTCTGTGTAATAACCAACAATAGCATCTTGAATTTCAGTTCCAATAAATGAACCAGTGAAAGAATAGACAGTTAATTTTTGACCAGCAGACAAACCGGCAGAATAAGAACCAACAAGCTGAATTTCAGTGTGTGAGTTACCTACCGGACTTGCAATAATGTAGTCATCGTCTTCAAGTAAATGCATATCATCAACAAAAACCTGAATACGATTGCTTCGAAATCTTAACGTGTTGCCACTATTGTCTTGGCCAGTGAATTCTATCTGAGAAGCGGTAGCAGTGAAAATGAATTCTTGAAAGAAGAAAACCTTTTCTTCGATACTGTTCAAGGCGTCAATGATAGTTGTTCTTCTATCAGTTGCAAGTCCAGCGATATCACCAACGTCAGTCGCTAACTCGTTGTACTTCAGTCTAAAATCATCTAAAGTACTAAATTCGTCTACTGTCTTAGCCATCTATTTTCTCTATTAGTGTCGTTATTAATTTTTTCAAATCAGAAACTTCATTCTTTAGATTTTTAATTTCTTCACGTTCGCGTTTTAATTTGTTCCTACGAAGGATATAGCTTTCGTATTCTTCATTATCTTTATTTATTATAGCCTGAGTTTGTTCATCTCGGTATAATTGATTATGTCCATCTACTTTTATACCCATTATGCTAATGCCAATGCCCTGAATGAAGTTACAACAGGAACGATACATGTGTTAGAAGATTTACCTACAATCTTTATAGCAAAAGATATAAATTCTGGCAAATCATCAGCAGTGTATGAGTACTCTTTAAATGACCTACTATCAGCATCAATTTCAATATCTGAAGTTCCAGTGGTGTTAAAATACCGCCATCCTATATCATCAACAGGAGTATCTTCATCCGTTTTAATAATTTTATACATAAATTCAAGTTCTGTTCCAAGAGGTCTGAAGTTATCTGCAAATACCTTCAATGAAGTTGCAGGATTTTGTAATTCAACCTTCTTAGTTACGTATACAAATTTATTGTTATCACCTTCTGGTTCAGTTGATGCAACATAAGTGGTCCCAGTTGGAACATCAGATGATGTATCAATATTATTAATCCTATTCATCACCGCAACAAACCCCATAGATTCTAAATCAAAAACAGGACTAACATTTGGATTATCTGTTGTGAATTGAATCCTGATATCCAGAGACCTTTCAGATTGCATTTTATCAACTTCGTTCAATCTTGAGGCAACAACATTGGGTCTATTAAAGTAAATATTGTCATTCAGTGTGAAGAAAACCGATTCATTATCTTTAGAGTACGGTGTCTGAGGTGCAAATCCTTCAGGTGAAGACATTGCTGTTGGGTATATGTTACTGAATATTTTAGTTCCTTGTGGTTGAACATGAGGAATCATTGTTTGACCCACATCATAATAAACGTTTTTCAGCATTCTCGGTCTACCACCAGCACTTGTACTATTTAATGCAGTCCAAGCATTCTCCAACTTATTGATACCTTGATAAGAAGAAGTGTCTGGAATAATAGTAAAGGAATCCATAGTTATGTTAGCTATTGTAGTGAATGCAGCTAACGAATTTCCAGCTACATATCTAATAGAATTTAATGGAAATCCACCAATGGTATCTTCAATTGAAGATACATTAAAAGTTACATCTGCACCACTATTAAAGTTACTAACAATTAGATTGTCATTTACAGAATATCCCTGACCAACATCGGAAATTCTAAAATCAGAAATAACACCAGATGCAACAGTAATATCGACCTTCAGGCCAGAACCACCGGAACCACTTGCATATGCAACATCTAAATCTGTGTAAGTACCATCACTAGGAGTACCAGATAAAACTCTATTCGTCACTTCCACAACCGAATCTTTTCTGTCACCTTCAACATCTAATAGTCTAACACTAGATGATGTTGTGTACATTCCATGTGAGTATGAGTTTATCTTGACATAGTTCTGACCTTGGAATGTTTCTATCGGATTTCTCTTCAACCTCTTCCAAGTGACATCCTTGTTTTCCAATCTCATATATCCAACCATGTTTCGGTTGAAGTTGCATATATTCAATCTAAACTTAATATCATCAGTTTGTTCTGGTGTCCATGTTTTAGTGTTCTGTGACTTAAACATTGAACCAAGATATGGTTGTGATGAAATTTGTTGACCTGTAGTTATATCAGCTTCACCAATACGTGAGTGCCATACTTCATAATCCGCCGATGGAGATATTAAAACAAAGCAATACTCTTCATTCTGTTCCAGTTTAACAGGAGAGAGAAATTTGAATTTTGTTGATGCCGTAGCATTATCTGAAACATTAACACTTCCTGGTCTAAGTGAAACATAATCTATAATTTTATTACCAGGATGACCATTAACCATATTTCTAATTTCACAGGTAATTGTAGCACCACTTTGGTCTTTCTTTGAAAAGTAAACTTCAACATCATGTAAAAAAATACCACCTTGCTGTGTTACCAAAAATGACTGTGCTAATGGGTCAACATAACAAAACCCTCTCTCGTTTGATTCTTTCCAGTCTCTAAAATAATCTTCGCCACTAAAGGATTGTATTCTCGTAGAAATTGAATCCGGTGAACTAATTCCAGCTGGTGCTGATGACACAGTAGTTGTTGCTTGTGCAGTAATAGCAGTACCAGCAGTATTATAAGTTGGTTCAACAGTAACAGATGTACCATTTGACCAAGCTGCAGCTGCTGCAATAATATCAGCTTCATTAACATAATTTGGAACATCACCAGTTTCCCAATCTGAACCCTCGTAAGTGACATTATAAACAGTAGCTACAGGTTCAACTGCCCCACTAGTTGGTTCATACACGTCATTATCTCTGTCGCATGTTCCATCAGTGAAGCAGTATGATATAGGAATGGTTCCACCAACAAAATTCGATTGACCACCAAGAACAACACCTACAGAAAGGTTGTTTGTATCATTTGCAATAGTTTCAACAATGTTATCGCCCGAATCTCCAGGATTCTCAAGTTCAGCACCACCTGTATTTTGATTATTTGGTGGAATGACTTCTTCCACATCTACAACTTCGGGTGGAGGTGTTGGTTCAGGTTCAGTCGGATTAACAATCGTATAATCATTATAAACGTTTGTTATGTTGTAAGTATCCGCAGGAACGTCTACAGAGTTTGTAGACACACCATAGGGTTCAGTTGCAATAGATTCAGATGTTGACGTTATCTGTTGCGTTTCTGAAACAACTTCATTAACATACGTTACGGTTCGAGTGGTAACAATTTCAGTATCCTGAGTTAAAAGTGTTCCATCTGACCTGTATTCACTAACTGCTACCGATGATGGGTTATTCAAGTCATAGTAACTTGAAGTCACCTTTAACATTCTTTGCCCGGTTTTAAACTTTAATTTTTTTGTTTTGGGTAAGTGGAATATGAATGACAATGTACCTTTACTATCAGACCTCAAACCATCGCCAATCACTGTCGTATTTCTAGTGGAGAATGATGATGTTAAAGGTTGACAATAATTATTGACATCGATATTATCAAAGAATGTAAAGTGATTTGTATTTGGTTTGAGACCATCAACAGTTACAAAGATTTGGTTTTCTCTCATATACTGTTGAAGTTCACCAGATTTCAAACGACTGTTTCCTGTCTCTGTGGTTGAGTTTTCAACTACAGAAGTTTGAATACCATTCCTACTTTGACCCTCAACTTGTTCAGTTATGGTTCTATTAATTGTTGTTCCCTGAACCCAATTACCAGCTTGAGTTGGGTCACCATCCCATCCACCAGCAATATTTGTAGTTTCTATAGTTTCAGAAGGAGAACCAGACCAATCTGTCTGCCAACCACCCCAAACCGTAGACATCAATTCCCCATCTTCAACACCTAAAGTTTGAGCTTCAGCAGAAGACTTAACAAAAACTGCATCGTATAATGTATTACCAGTTTTGGCAGTTTCAGTTTCGGTTATATCAAACCATAAATCCTGCGAAGGGCTTAGTTTCATTTTACCTTTGTAGTCATAAACTGTGTATGGGTTTACACTAATAGACCTAGATGCTTTATCTGCTTCAATGTAATTGATAACACCGTATGGTAAAGTGACAATGTTGTCTGAATGCCAGAACAAGTTTTTGGATAATGCATGATTCATTTTCAAATCAACATTAACTGTTGCTCCGGCCGGTCTGACTTGTCCTCTTTTAGCATCGATAGAGCAGGAATAATCAGGATGCAATACATCACCTATACCGTGATTATTGAAATTATCTACTACAAAACCAGACTTAAATCGGTCCAATCCATCTCCATCTAGAATCTGCTTTGATAGTGCTTCAGATTCGAGAAGAGAAAGTGCAGTAACCTGTTCCAGATTTGTCAAACGTTTGTTTATACGGTCAATGTCTTTCATCGTATAACGTTTGTAATCTTTAGTTTTTATAGATACATTGGCTAAATTTTTCGTATACGCAGGTACATAAATTTCATATAATTCAATGGCATCATTAATTACACCAGGTCTTTGTGGTGTGATTGCGGGAACACCTTTTGATATTTGGAACTTACCTTGCTTGTTCAAGAATACCCTATCTATTCTAGCAACATAAAATTCAATATCACTATTGAAACTAGTTCCTGTAACAGGGGTGTGGATAGGTGATGAACCTGTTACTGTGATGTTTGGTCTAGTTGATGCAAAAGACCTACCATTTTCATAACTAAAAGGTGCGTATCGAGCACCAGAACCAACATTGTCAGAAATATTAAGAGGTGATTCTGGGTCTGGGTTATTGGATGAAAATGTACTCAATCCCAAAACCTGGCCAACAGATGGTCTACAATCGACAGCATCAGATAATTCAAATTGACCATCTGGTTCTAGACCACCAAGGTCAACTTTGTTTGGTGAATAAACAGGAATTTCTGAATAATCAATACCCGAATAAGAACCAACATCATAAAAGTCACCACCAGAAGCTGTGAAATAATCAAACAAAACTAAAATAGGATTGTTTGGTGAGGGTGAACCAGGTTTAAGAGTCAGTTTGGATAAATCATAAAATCCATCTCTCTGTCCATTGTCAAAAAAGTATCGAGAGGCTATATTGGGTGAACCCGCACTAAGACCATTAATTTCAGCTTGTGCTTTTGAAAGTTGTCCTACAATAAATTCTCCCTCATTGAACGACTCACCTTCGTTTAAGTAGTAAAAATAAGTACGGCCTAATGCATCGTATTTTATGACTTTAGCTTGAACGCCTGTTGTTTGACCAACAACAATTTCAAAGGTTGAGAAGACAGCTGAAGGGTCTAAAAACTGTGCACTAGGTGGAAGAGGTGTAGAACCACCAACTCCCTCAAAGACACCCCTGATTCTGAATACATCAGAAACACCTAAACACAAATCTTTATGGTCGTATGCAGTACCGTAAAACACCCCAGACGAATTTGAAGATTCAAATGACAAACATCTAGCTTCACGTAATGTTTTAGACCTTCTTGTCTGATTTGTGTAATCAACAGTATAAGTAACTAGAAGTTGAGCATTGTTATCATCAGCATTAATATTACTTCCACTCGATACAGTAACTTTTTCACCAACACCACCACCACCTGTTGTGACAGATTTTGTCCAACTAGGGTCAGTCAAATCAATAACATCACCAGCAGCAAGTAAAGGTGAACTACCTGAACCAGCAGTTAACACTGATATAATAAATGAATTGGGGTCACTAACTGAACCTAATTCCGTATTCGCTAAACCCGTTTCTACAATAAACTGACCACCACTTATTGTAACAATTTCTTGTTTTCTAAAAGTATTACTTCCAACACTACTAGTTGAAACGTAATCTCTGGGGAAAGCAAAAATATTTGCAGTCTGACTTTGCTTATCTATTTTAGTTCTTTTTCTGGTTACGTTACCAGAAAAATTTGAGCCTGAATATGGTGCAGTTAGTGTTACAGTTGTGCCATCAGTAACAGATGATACAATTGCCTCTGTACCATCACCACCAACAATAATATCACCTTCCTTTAACTCTGAAACAAATCTAGTCAGAAAACCAGACATTGTTGCATTACCGTTTGTTAAAGTAATGGTACCAGTAAGAACGACATTAGAATCTAAAACTAAGTCAGCAGTAAAATTAGTACCACCAGATGCAGTTGATGCAAAAACTGAACGCACTCTGTCAATATTATACGAACGTACCGCTGTAGTCGTAGCTATAGTTGCGGTATTTGTCCTTGCATTGACTGATTCACCAACTTGAAATGTACCTACTACGTCATGTACATATATTTCTGAACCACCAGAAAGTACATCTTCCGATACAATACCTGTAGCCCCAGATGTGGCACCAGTAACTTTATCTCCAGCCTCGAATGTTGCAGTAGAAGTAGTTCCTGTCAATTTAGTGAACATCTTAATGTCAAAACAACTTAAATTGAAAACAGAAGTATCGTCATAAATTCCAGATGTGTCAGTACCATCTGATAATGAAACGTCCCTAACACGGCCGTATCCAATCATATTCGAGGATGATGCAACACCAGGTGTTGAAATTGTCCCATCATAGAATTTAAGAACACCGAAAGTGTTGGTGGATGTTGTCTCACTACCCAAATCTGGCATAGAATGGGTATTTGTAATTTTGATATTATTTCCAAGTCTAACAGATGTAGATGCACCTTCTAGAGATGCTGTAGTTCGAGCTTTATTCAACGTCACAAATTCAGTTGAGATTTTTGTAATATCATAACCCTTTACATATGCTTGTCCTTTACTAATTTCCAGAACAAAATTCTTTTCAAGACCACCGTCATCGGCTTCGTAAACACCATTATTTGTTCCTGTGTTCAGGTGTTCTCTCGTTGTACCTACAAATTTTTGTACAACAAAGTCACCATTAGCATCATAAGTACGTTTAGCTAAAGTGTTTTCAAACTCTCCATAGACGGATTTTTTGACACCACTTCTAACTTTACCTTGAAGGACACGGCCCATCTCAATAAAATTAAGATTTTCTACCGTAGAGATTTGTTCTTTGGATAAAGTCAAACTAATCTTAAGTCTATCTGCTCCAGGTGCGTTTTCATTACTTGTACCTTGAGAGTTATCATTCAAAGACACGTCATCAGCTGAAGAAATTTTTGTTTCCGTTATTGAGAGACCTACCTTATAAGTCCCCCTTGCTGTGTATTTTTCTAAGATAATTGATTGTTTAGGAACAGATACAAAAAAACCTCTAGTGTAGACTAAACCTTCAGAAATTTGAGCTGAAAGTGAACGGCCAACAGATGGGTTAGTTTTAATAAACTCGGGTATCTGAAATTGATTGTTGTTACCAGCATTGACAGTTGGTACCCCATCAGAGTTTAAAGTAACTTCTTCCAACACCTCATTACCTATAAAACCGAAAGAGTTGAAAGCATCCGTACCTTGGGTGATGAAATTACCAAAAAGTGTAGCTGGGTCAGATGTTGTCTGTTCACTGAAATCAGAAACCTTCAGGATAACACCTGTTGTTTGGCCTCTTAAAAACTTACCAACAAAATCAGACAAGTATGTGTTGACGTTAGAATCACCATTAGAATTTGGGTTAGATGATTCTACTTTTACATAAAAAGTATTAGAATTGATATCTAATTGTGCACCTTGAACAATGGAACCTTCCTTGAAAAAATGTCCTCCAAATTTTTCAATCTGATTCTGTAATATAGACTGAGTTTGCGTCAATTCACGAGCTTGAATTGGTCTTCCTGCGCGATAGAGAATTTTATGATAATTCTTATCCTCGTCATAATCGTCATAATAAGGCGAAACATTTAAATTAGTTTTTTCTACCATTTTTCCTCAAGCTCTTTTCTTAAACCGAAACAATTGAAATTTAATTACATCTCAATAATTAATTTAATATCCTCAATCTGGTCAGCTGCGCGTGTTACCGCACCACGATTTTCTAAGTACATAATGTTACCACTGAATCTTTGGATTTCTGGGAAAGCTGCGTTAATTCCATTTGGATTATCAACAGTCGCGACTTGCACACCATTCAAATAGACTGAATCTCCATTCACAAAGTTGACATAGGAACCACCACTATTAGCAATGGGTACATGTGAAACTTCTCTAGAAGAAGCATTAATAGATATAATTCTAGATGCTGCAACACCAGAACCATTTGAAGATGCATTGAATATGATGTCATCAACAGTCAGCTGTGCAGTTGAACTAACAACCATTTTAAAATATGCTGCATAGTTATCACCAGTAGCTAGTGTTGTCTGACCAACTACAAATGGGTCTTGTAACAATCCAATTCTGCGGAAATCGTTATCTGTCGGGAAATCACCAGCACCTTCAGCAAACTCAAGTCTTGAGTTTACAATAACAAAGTTTCCACCAAGTTCTTCAACTGGGTCAGCTCCATGTCCATTAATAGGTGATAAGATTGGTAAAATTACCCCACTATTACCAGCAGGAAGAGATGATGTGTCAACAGTCGCTCTACGATAACCAGAACCGTATGAAGCTGCATCTAACGCATAAACTTGGTTAATTGTATTAGATGCAATTTCCACCCTAACAACTGCACCAGAACCATCTCCATCTACGTTGATGTCGTAAGTACCATTTGTGTATCCGCTACCACCATCAAGAATTCTATAATGATAGATTGCGCCATCGACAGAATCATTTTCCACATCCCAAAGTGATGTACCATCATCAGTTGCACTACTTCCAAGTTCACCGTTTGTACCAGTTCCGTTAATTGAAGCTTTTGCACCTAAAGTTTTTACTGGAATGAAGTCATTAGTCACAAATTTAATAGTATCGGCCGCAGAAATAGAATACATATATTTCCAGATATACGGTAATCCACCGCCACCGCCTTCAGAACCGAAAACTAACTGAGTAGAACTTGTACCAGTTGGTTTTGTTGTAGATGCAACGGCAGTGCCAGCTGAATCTCTGCCCATTCGAATACACTTATATACATTATACTCATCTGTAACAACATAGAAACGTGAATCGTAAACAGAAGTCGCTGAAGTTGCAGAAGAAGGACTCGTTGCACTGATAGTATGATCGTACTCATCATAGATTGTGTTAAGAGTCCAATCATATCTAGTCAATCCATGAGAAACATCAGCAGATGAGACCTTTTTCAGTGCAATCATATCATCAAATGCTTCGTGTTCCTCACCAACAGAGTTGGCCGGAGCGGGTGGGTCACTATCGTTAGACCATGAATATGACCTACCAATGAAAATATAAGTTGAGGATACGTTCTCCCCAAAATCTTCTTTAAATTGTTTCGCGTTATGTGTACGAAACTTCGAGGAAATGATTGCAGCCATTTAAAAATTTCTCCATGAAATTGTGTTTAGAATTATTTATGCACCAGATACAACGTATGAACCATAAGTGACATAAGTTCTCTGTCTACTATGACTTTGAAAATCTGATATTCTCCAATCGAACAACTGGCCCAATTGGTTTAGTGTTAAACCTTCCGATTCTGACGATTCGGATAATATTGTGCCAATACCATCTTCTAAGATAATATTGTCACTATTTTCTTGCTGTATATAATAAGAAATTCTGTACGTTCTTTGTCCAGCTATTCTATTTAGACTACCAACAGATGTCCCTAATGGAACAAATGAAGATATTGAACCTTGAGAACCTAATTCATTTATAATTCTTTCGTTATCTTCAGTGCATATTGTAAAACCATCTTCGGTATAAATGTAATGACCTTCGTTGGAATATGAACGTTCCGATATTAGATGTCCAGCTGGTTGTTCTATGGTATCGGTTTCAACTAAGACAGAACCAGACTCATCTTCTAAAAGAATGACATCACCAAAGATACCTTTAACTTCAGCATCACGCCGTTCTTCCAGTCTCATATATCCATATTCTAATTCTTGTTCTATATATCCACCATCCTCGTAGATAAATCCTTCCTCACCTCTAACACTGTAAGATAAAATTTTACCTTGAGTTGCAAGTTTACGTGTTTCAGGAATAAAGTATCCATCAACACCACCGAAACGGTTCTTACCTGAACCAGAACTGTTTCTTGGGTATGAGTTTGTTGGTTCACCTTCAGTTACAGGGTTTGGCATATCCAAACTCAAAGCAGTTAGACCACCACCAAAATCTCTTTGTGGGTCACTAAATCCGTTGTGAGTAAGTACTGGGAAATCACCTTCTTGCACATCTCCAGTTAAAGAAATATATGGTTTTTGTGAGATGTATTCTAGAGTATCAGGACTGACATTTGTATATCTATTAGCGAGTCTGTTCCTCTGGGCCGCACTAGCAAAGGCGGATATAATTTTCAAATTGAAGTGTTGGTTACGGTAACCACTGTCATAGTATTCTGTGGTTGCACCAATTGGAATACTATCAACAATTTCATATGGTGCTAAAGGTTCACCTGTTCTTGGGTCAACATCGGGACCTGTTCTTTTGCCTTCTGGTCCTTTAGGTTCATTAGCGTCTCTCAAAACCGTTAGAGGGTCATTAATTATGTTTATCTGGTCATCGGTAGAAACTGATATCCTACTTCCATTTTCCATCAATACATTATCACCATCCTCTGTACAGAGTGTGACCAACCGTGTAAACATTTCGAAAATTCTAATGGAATTTTCAAACGCATTCGGAACTCCCAAAACAGGGTCCCCATTAATAATAATCGTTGGTTCGAACTTGGTATCGATTGCGGAGTCTCTAATCTGATTTTGGATAGAAACTTCACCAAAGAAAATATGTCCTGACGGATGTACCAAATCCTTAATAATAGAACGATAAACGTTGATGGATTCAGCAGTTCTAATTACATAAGAGTGTGTTTGATAATATAAACTGTCTTGCAATACTGAACCTGTTGAGCTTATTGTACCAGCATCACCTGTCAGTTGTCTCTCTACATCTGCCCTTGTTGATAGTTTACCTCTAGCATTAAATTCATCAACTTTGAGAATTTGGAATTCATCCACTAATGCATAGTCAACGTATTCGTTGAATAGAAAACTACCGTTCAATTCTGTATAGTAAAGAATATGTCTGTCTGAGTCATATGAAATTACTTTACCAGTGGCACCTGATATTCTTCCAGTAAATACCTGGTCTCTGTTCAATGCAGATGATGGTGTTCGTATAACCATGTTGTATGTGGAAGATTCATCCAGATGACCAGACGAATCGAATCTACCACCCTGGTCGGTGATATTGATTTCAGCGACACCACCAATATTACTACCATATGCATAAAGTTCTGCACCAGTTCCCGCAGCAATATTAAATCCAGATGGTATTACAGATTGATTACCAACATTACCTTGGATAGCTTCACCGAATAAGAATGACCCTGATTGATTAGTTTCTTTCTTTACAACTAATCGTCTTTTATTCTTTTCTATATTCAATACAGTACATTGTGCACCAGAGTTTTGACCTGTTATAACTTCATTTTCTTGGAAGATATCAATATCAGATGTATTGGTGAAATATATGTAACCACCAGGAAAAACTCTAGGTACAGTTTTATATGAATACCCAGCGTCTTGTAGTATGATACTTCTGATAGCACCAGCGTCTCTTATTCTTTTTACATTAGTTTCTGTTTGCGTAACAGTAGCGTCATCAACTAATGTTGCAGAGGTATTATTGTTGATTTGTTCGATTTTATATTTTAAACCATTAGAATCTACTAATGTGTCACCTACTTTTAACTCTTCAGTGAAGATTGTGTTTGTACCAATAATAATGTCTGAGCTTAAAGTGAAGTCTATAGTTCCAGTCAAAACTTTAAAATCGTTTTCTAAACCAATGTATCCATTATCTTCATATGTTAAGTAATTATATTCGTGGTATATGTCAATTGTTTGACCGGCTTGCAGAGGATTATTAAAAACAATTCTGTCATTTTGTTTTGTGTATCCATAAGTGCTGTCGTTTTCTTGCCTTAAGATTTCATCAACCCAAACTTCAACTGTGTTGTTGTCGAATATCAATCTACGACCATAATTATCTTTACCTGATATTATAGTCTGACCAGCTTCAGAAAAGAATTCATATTGACCAAATATATCTGGGGCATTTTCAAGAATGATTTGGTCACTTACAGAACCTAAAAGACCAACTGCGCCGTCACCACCAGTGTTGTTGTTATCGAATACAATATATTGAGGCGTTTCTATCTGAATAGAATCACCAACTTTTAACGTTACTTTACTGTCTAGAGTAAAAGACTGTCTATCGTTTGCGACTGATACTATTTTTCTAGCAGGTCCGTCAAGACCTAAAATTCTCAAACCGGGCTGTATTACACTGTCCAACTCCCCTGTAATTGCAATAGTAAATGAATTTTCTACAGGGAATTCAATAGGTATGAACGATGTGGAAAAGAATCCTGAACCAGGGTCCGCGATTATAATTTCTTCTACTGGTCCAGATGTCAAATCGGATACAAAACCTGTTGCATCTCTAACACCATCGTCATCTCTAGATGCAGTGAAGTTTATCTTATCGTTTATTCTATAGTTTGTCCCAATGGAGTTCTTTTCCAATAAGATACCAGAATCATCTTCATAAACGATAATACTGTCAACATCCTGTTCATCAGAAAGATAAGTTGAACTTTCTCCAATTTGAACACCTGACATTATACCACGAACATAAGCTTCATATTCAGTGATACCGTCACGGTCTTGTAACTTAACTAATGAATTAATAGTAAAATTATCACTGAGAACTCTATTGATATCAATCGAATATAAACCATCTCCCAAAAATGAAACTGATTCGATGATTGATTGGGCAACAATATTATCTAGATTATCATATTCAGTTATTTTATCTGTAGGTTCTGGTGTCCTTAAAGAATTAACCATTTCTATGGACATACGTTTCCTCTGACTGTAATCAGAGGTCGATGCGTACATAGTTACTTCATTTGGATAGAATATTTCTGAGTCAGAACCATAAATCAATCTTAAGATATACTTTATAGATTCTATGTTACCCTTTTGCTTATAGAATTGTCCAATGTTCTTCAGTGCTAAACGATTAGTTTGAACATCACCAAAGTTCAACGAAGGAATAAAATCTTTCTGCCAATATTCAATTAAGTTTGTTGTTGTTCTATCAATATCAGAATAATTTAATAGATTGTTGTTAGCTCTTATCGTATTTTCTTTGTAGGTTTTTACTACAAATGTCTGCCTAGATGTTCTTCCTTCTACGGTTTCTCCTTCAAGAAAACCGTATCCTGATATTGTCTTTACATGTAGTATACTTTGATTAATTACAACAAGTTCGGCTAAAGTACCTGTAGTTTGACCGTAAATATATTCACCAACTTCTAAAGAAGATACAAAGGTAAATGGGTTATTGGGAGTAGATTCGGCTACTACTTTTGATGTGTCTTTATCTGGAGACGGTGCAGTTGTTGCACCTTCAAATAAAAGGGCTCCACCAGATTCAAGACCAACAAAGTCTATCTCGGATTGTGTATCTATAATAATGATTTCACTATCGAGATATTCAAAATATGCTTTTAAAAATTGCTCAAAAAGAGGGGCGTCTTCCCTTATAAATTCAGGAAGAAGCCCCATCAGTTCTTGAGATATTTTCTGAGTTAGATCTAGTCTACTCATTTAAAAGCTACCTCTATTAGGTGATTGTTGGGTCAGTGCCATCGGCCGCATCCATACGGGCAATGGGGAACCAATTGGAACCATCCCAGAAACAAATAACACCCATGCCACGAGTATCCATGACAATTTGTTCTGTTGTATCTGTGCTATATCCCCATGAAGATACAGTGATTCTAGCTGCGTACAAAGAACCATTTGGTTCAGTTTTCATATAGATGAATTTGATTTGACCTACGTCAGTTCCATCATCAAGAGTGTAAATACCATCAGCACTCCAACCAGCGCCATCGATAGCGGTAGCAAAAGATGCAGCAAGGTTTGTGGCTGAAGCCGCACTCAAAGTTGTGATGTCATCAACCGCAAGAAAAGTAGGAATGTTTTCAAACAATTGACCAATCGTCATCTTTTTATTGACTGGTGTACCACCAGGGGCGTCAACAATGTGTAACAAGTCATCTGCACCAATATCGGCATCGGAGACTTGTGTTAGTGCAGTAATTTTCTTATCTGCCATTTTTTTCTCCTTTTATAATCCAAGTTAATGGGAAACTACTCAGGGGACTCCTGATCACTTAAACATATTAATATTCGGTTACTTGAGTTGTTGTAAACCCAACACCAGCACTAGTCTCACCACTAGAAATTGTATCAACACTTCCCTCGACTTTAATGCCTTCTGAAGCTATATCGATAAGATTTCCTCTCACAGCAACAACATCATATGATGCTGGGATAATAGTGAAACTAATTCTTTTTGTTCCAGATTCAGTATCAGTTATGTTTATAGAATTGATTTCGATTCTACCTTTAGTGTAATCAACTGTACCAGCAACCAAATCTCTATAAATTCTCGATGAACCTGAAATTATATACCTTCGAAGATTACCCATACCATCCTCATCGAAGTATTGCTTATTTATACTATCACCAGAAACGTAAAATCCATCTGTGGATAGAATACCACCCGCGTCACTATTATAACCATCAACAGGATGATAAAAAGGATTGCCGAAATTGATAACATAACCTGTAGATATGTTATCAGATGATGGTGGTAAAATAGTTTTTCTCAAACGAATGTTAGTAATGTTTGAAAGAATTGATGCATTTGTTTGGTCAATAAAGGAAACTAAGTTAGAGTGTCTGAATATAGAATCGAAGTTGTTCAAAAATCTATTATCCCATTCAAGAATTTGATTCGTTACGAGATTTTCCAACTCACCTTGTGACAAAGAAGTTGCATTTTTGTTATATTTAAAATTAGTAGTGACCAAAATGGAAATTAACTCAGGAGAAATTACTTCAGGTCTAACTGTTAACATATTGAGACGATTAAGATTTTGTCTAACTTCAAACTTTTCATTCTCAGTCAAGTAGTCAGAATTCTGTGGTTTGATTGCAACAAATACTTTACCATACTCAGGTGGGTCATTGTCTTCCCCACCCCAAACTGCAACTGCATCTGCATTGGGGTAGTACTCGGCAATTTTTGATTTGTAATCGTTCAATGTAACCAATCTATTCTGAGACGTATAGAACTTAGTTGCTTTAAATTTAATTGAATCAATTGTTTCTTTTTCTGAACCACCGTTAGCATTTTCTACTACACCTATAGTAGCATTAGTAAAACCACCAACAGAATCTATAAAATTAAAAGAACGAGCACCATTTGCATGTATTGTGTCAACAACAAGATATCTTACTGTTATAATATCACCATCAAGTAATTGTTTACCCAAAAACCCATCCCCAAAATAAATTTCGGTGAATCCGTCTTCATTCTCTTGGAGATAATATACTTCAGAAGTCGTTGTCACTTCATTAACTTCTACGGCTAAAGAGTATGTTATAGTGGTGCCACCAGAAAGAACATCAACGTAGAATTTATTTCTATCTGCTCTTTGATTTGAAAGGACGAATTTACTAGACTTAACTTGTGAGTCAAAAACAAACACGTCTTCAACCCAAACACCTTGAGAAATTTGAATCCCATCGTACAGATAAGACTGTCCATTTTGTGTTGGTTTATATGTATTAGTGGTGACAAAAGTGAACGTTGTACCATCGTAAACAGTTTCAAATTTAGAACCCAAAGGTAAAATCATATCATTTACTGATGGTTGATTACCATTTACGTCCAAAACACCATTAACACTAAGGTTGATTTTTGCAGTAGATGCAGTTTCACTACCTGGAATAAACCCCAAGTCTTTTGCTCTTGATACTACGTTTTTCCTAATTTGGGCAGAATCGAGGAACAATTCTGAAACTGCAATGTTGGTATTCAATGAAGCAATATGTGAACTATATGTCAAAAGGTCTATTAGAATAGACAAAGTGGAACCTTCAAAGTTGTAATCTTTGAATTCCTCTTGACCACTCAAGTACGATTTCAGATTTCTTGATATATCTTCGAAATCTATATCAGTTACGTTTACATTTGAACTTTTTACAGTCATTATCTGACCCTTGTAATATTTACACTAATCTTGTCATCCCTATATCCATTTTTTATAATATAGTACACCGTCACATTTAGGGTATTGTTTTCTGTGGATAGGTTTACTTGAACATCAGTTACTCTAGGTTCTAGTGATTCTATTTGTTCAATAATTTCTCTTTTTAGACGATTGATTCTTCTGTCGGTATCTAATGTAAAAAGTCTATCTCTTAAAGAACATCCAAAATTTGGTTTGAACGGCCTCTCATACTTATTACATTCTACAATATTACGCACTGACCTCTTTATTGCATCAGAATCAGTTCTTTTTGTAACGTCTCCCGTAATAGGATGTGCAGAAAAAAATAAATCCAAATCTGTGAATTTATTTACTACAGCAACCTTCCTACCTTCGTTGACTATATCGACCATCTATCTATTTATACTCCAACGTTAACTCGGTTTATTAGATTCATATGAACCTGCACTTGAACCACTAGTAACTTTAGTCTTGTGTGTATGGGTGGCAAGTGTTGCACCCTTATCTGTTATGGTATCTTTTGCAACAATAGTAGAATCGTTTGTTTGTGCCCCAGTTACGTTGAGTGTACCCGAAATCTTTGTGTCTGATACGATTTCAGTCCCCGATTTACCAGTAATTGTAATCTTACCTTCTGAAGTAACATCCGTTGTTCCACCGATTGTTCCTGTGAAGTTTCCTTTTGTAACTGTTGAGGTAACATTACCTTGTGCTACTGTCATATTAACGTCGCCTGTATTGACATTAATTGTCACATTACCCTTTTCTACTATGACATCATAGTTCCCAGCAATATAGAGTTTGTTATCCTTACAAACGACTTGGTTATTATCATTGACTATACGATGAACAATAGAACCATCTGGGTGTATCTCTTGGAACGTACCTGACCTATGGTAAGTACTAATACGTTCTGCACCCATAGTATCATCTACCTCAAATACGTGTCCAGATTCAGTCTGTGTGACCTTATTGAAGGGATATACGGGTGCTGCAGGAGAATCTGGTATCTGCATCTCACCACCCGTGATATTTTCCTGCAAAGATTCGTTAATGTTTTTATCTAAAGTGCCCCCTCTAGCAAAACTTGACAAATCAGAATCATCGGTGTATAGTGGATACCAAGGTAAATCTTCTTCCTTTACTTCATACTCAGTGATAGTTGAACCTGTTGCATCATATTTCACATCAATAGTTTCTGGACTTTTAGGTGCAGTGTCCATCGCAAGAGTGAGTCCATGGGGTCTTCTAGAATCTTGGGGTGGATTTGGTCCATCAGGGGTATCGACATAATCTTCAACTGTCAACCTACGAGGGTCATTGAATCCTAGCTCAACACTTCTTGATATCAATTCATCTGTTACTGTTTCTTTTGTGCCGGATGTTGGATATCCAGATGATGAGGCAACAACCACAGGGTCTTGACAAGTATCAGAATCTCTAAAAAAACCAAATACTGTAGACCCCTCCACTAATCCATGTTGGGTTCCCATACCAGATACACCGGCAGATGTTGTGGGTAAAAGTACTTGGGCCCACGGTAAATCTGCACTAGCAATGTTCAATTTCGAATCAGTATGAATGCCGTATATACGAACTCTTACCCTGCCTATCTGTAAAGGGTCATTCCTGTCTTCAACTATTCCAAAAAAATGTTTATACATTTTCGGGGTCCTGTGAATTATCTAAAGGTTTTACTTGCATAATATCAGCTGCATAACTTTCTTTAACACATTCCAAATGACAATATCCTATGTATTCCAAAGGATTACCTTCAATGTTTATTGCAGTTATCAGATACCTATTATCATTCAGTTCATCTGGTGAAAAATTAGTGTTACTTTCAGCTGGTGGCATAAGTAGTTTTATAATTGTGCCGCACGTTATATCAGTTCGAAAAGGTATAGTCACCAAAACCTTATTATTATCTAAAATTTGCATTAAAGCATTTCTTTCCAAAGATGATGAGTCTTTATTTTCTAATCCCCGAAAAGTTTCGGGAGAATCGACATCAGTGGAATCATCAAATGGGTGAACCATAGTGGTCTCATAAACCATGGTAGAAAACAAATTTTTGTTTGGAGCCAAGTCTATGTCAACTTCAGAAACTTTAGGTGAAATCTGTTTATCGACCTGATTTTCTGTTGTCAATACTTTCTCATTTTCATCCAATCTAAGTAGAGGGTATCCAGAAAGATGACCACTTCTTTCGTATACCTCTTTCATATCATAGAAGTTATCTTCTTCAATTTTCTTTATGGGGTTATAAACTTTCATAAATGCAGAATACATGCCGTTTATTGTACCTTTCATGGTATCGAAAACATGAGGTTTTTCTATTGCAAGTATTTGCGTGTTAAGACCTGTTGGTGAGTTTAAATCTTGTTTATCCGTATCTATTTCTGCATTTCTAGGTTTGTAAGAAAATTCTATAGGAAATTCCAACTTAAACATAGTAGATATGTCTTGGTACCTAAATCCACCATTCAGTGTTTGGTAAAAAAACATGCCGTTTTTATATGGACCATTTAATATTGATGACTCGGAAGTTAGGAAATCAATGAGTGATGATATCGTCCAATTTGGTGATATAAACTGGTGATTAGATGGGGAAGTCTTTTCCCAATAGTCAAATTCTTGCGGTAGAAAATGTCCGTCCTCCAATAAAATTCTCTGTAACATTTCATCATAAGAACCCCTCATAGTTTTACTAATACGTTTTCTTCGACAAAAAAACATCCTTGGGTCACAAAGTTTCATGACATATGTTTGGACTAATTCTTGAGGTCTTTGAACGTTTTCTATTTTGTAAACTCTGAAAGTTTTATCTATACTAAATTCACTATCAGATGATTCACCAACACCTTCTTTTTGTCTAACTGAAATTCTAACGTATTCTTGTCCTGACATTTTATAGTATTTCAAAATGTCTAGACCATCTAGGATGGCCAATTCAGCTGTGCAAAATTTTTTATAGATGGATTCGAACATATTGAAACCAACGACAAGTTTGGATATGTCGGCAGATTCACCATCCTGATTTACAATAGATATAGAATCTACTGTAAATTCACCTTGTTTATAATTTGCAGATTCCACTATGACATAACCTTTTCGAATTGATTAACTACAGATTTAATCCTAGAAGGTTTGATGACTTTTATGAATCTACGTGATTCATTTATTTCTGTTTCCATATCATAATAAGAAACTTTTGTCCACCCATTAGTGGAAACAGTACTTCTTTTTTTACCATCTGTAAAATACGCTGTTGCATCTCGATGTTCTTGTACTTCATATATCGAAAACTCTTTTTCACTGATAGCACCAGTCAAACTTTGCGAAGATTTAAAAACACCTGTAACATTGTCTACAGCTATTCTTTTGAATGTAGGTTCCACACATTTTATGTTCCCAAAACCTGTAGTGGTACGGACAGTTTCACCCATTAAAAATTTGTTTGTTGGAGTTATAATATCTGATGTGTTCTGAGCAACTAAAACAAAACCCGAATATTTTTCTTCAATATAATTTTCAAAAACTGATGGCCATTTGTACCACTCATAGTAATTTGAAATATCATTAACTAAAAAGAAAGTCCAGTTTAACTCACTATTCCCATAAAGTTTAGACGCAACAACATCCGGTCTATCACCCTCTTCCAGTTCATAGAATGTATACTCAACAATTTGGTCTAAAGATGAATCATCGATTCTAGCCTTTTTGAAATAATCCTTAATTTTGATGATTTGGTTATCAATAGGATATGATATTTCAGGAAAATTTTTAAAAAATTTCGTTGCCATTAGCCATCACCTCCAGCGGTGCTTCGGTCAAGTAACCCAACTGAACCACCACCTATATCATCATTCGCAAATTTACTAAACTTTTTACCTGAAGCAATTTGATTATATGTTTCTTGAGTCAAAATCTTGATTTCCGTAAACGATAAAGACATATTGGTGTGGATTGGTTGTCCATCGTAAAATGTAGCAAACTTTGTGCCCCCAAAATGGTCAACATCACATTTTGTGCAGACCATAGGTAAAAATCCATCAACCGTGTCTTTGACCGGACCTTCAAATTCCACATCGAAAATATTCGGGTAGTTGAAAAAGGTTTCTGCTTCTGATTCATCAGCTGCACCAAAAGTATCTGGTAACATAGCAGTTCTAAAATAGTAGATTATTTGTTGAACCATGTTTGCTTCATCAGGAGTTTTTGGCCAAAACTGATATTCAAAATTGAATGAACGAAAACCAACACCATCCAACATCTGTTCTTGCATTGGGTTTACCGCTTGACCCTGAACAAAGTTGACAACATCACCTGTTGCTGCATTAATCATTTTGTTTATTGCTGTACCAGCAACATTTACAATTTCTTCTCCTGCCTGTTTTAAAGCTTCAACGGACATCCCTCTGTCGAATACTGCTAATGCACCTCTAGTAAAGGTACCAACACCTTCAGCCTTGTATCCAACATTTGCAGTACTAATAAGAGCATCAGGCACATATAATGCAATTTCTACAGATTCATCAGAGAGTAAATTTCTACCATTCTCACCATCTCTCTTTTTTCTAGGTCTAGTTCTGAATACTATAAAATTTTCTAGACCATCTTGTAGGGGGTATTGTATCTCAACAAACGAAGAAGATGCTGTTTGTGTGGCAAATTTTTTAGATGAGTTTGCTGCATCGACACTTTTTTCTAAAGAAGCACGTCTCTTTTGCAATGTTCTTTCTGATTCAGCCGCTTGCTCTTTTAGTTCATCAACAAAATTTGCAGAGTCTTTGGTAAATCCGGCAATCTTACTTTTTATACCCTTTGTGGTTTCTAAAGCAGAGTTTGCTTGGTTTACTTTATCTAAAAGAGTGTTAATCAGACCCATAATAGTTCCTAAATAAGTGTTATATATTGTTATTTATTGGTTAAAATGGCATACTCAGGAAAGTTTCGGCCGATAAACTATAAAAAATACAAAGGTGACCCAACAAATATAATATTTAGGTCTTTGTGGGAAAGACGTTTTATGGTATATTGTGATGAAAACCCATCGATAATAGAATGGAATTCAGAAGAAATCATCATACCGTACATTTCACCCGTAGATGGAAAAGTGCATAGATACTTTCCCGATTTTTATATTAAGTATGTTACCAGCGATAAGAAAACTGTAAGAGAGATAATTGAAGTTAAACCTAAAAAACAACTGTCTCCCCCAAAAGAACAAAAAAGGAAAACAAGACGTTATCTTAATGAACTAAAGACATACCATGTTAATGTTGCAAAGTTTAGAGCGGCTGAAACGTTTTGTAGGGACAGAAAGTACAAATTTAGAATACTCACTGAAGATGAGTTGGTGCCGGGTAAGAAATGAAAGAGTTGATTGTATTTGATTTAGATGGTGTTTTGGTTGATTCGAAACAAAACATGAAAACATCATGGACAACTGTTATGGAAAGAAAGGGTATTGATATACCTTTTGAGGAGTACTTCAAACATATCGGAAAACCTTTTGAAGTAATCTTGATGGATTTGGGTATATCTAAAAATCATAAATCTATAAAAAAAATATACGACAAAACTAGTAAAACTAATATGGAGTTGATAAAACCATTTAATGGTATATGCGAAACTCTTTTGATGCTACAAACCCGTTCGAAGTTGGCTATTGTGACATCTAAATCAGAAGACCGCACAAAGATGGTATTGAAACTCTTCCCCAAGTTTGATTATGTGTGCTGTCCTTCAGAAAATATGAAAGGCAAACCACACAGTGACCAACTTGAATACACAATTGAAAAATGTAAATCTACACCCGAAAAAACCGTTTATGTTGGAGATATGATGGTTGATATGCAATGTGCAGAAAATTGCGGTGTAGAATTTATATATGCAGAATGGGGTTATGGTGATATAAAATGCAAAAATTCGATACAGAATCACAAAGAACTGTTGTTGGTTTAATACCCGCACGTTATCAATCCACACGATTTCCAGGCAAACCTTTGGCTAAAATTGACGGTGTACCTATGATTAAACGGGTATACGAACAATGCAAAAAATCCAAGTACCTATCACACTCCTTTGTAGTGACTGATGATGAACGTATCATGCGTTATTGTATGGACGAAGATATCAATTGCTCGATGGTACCAGACAAAACTAGAACTGGCACAGACAGAATCGGCCTATCATTTAGAAGAAATTTTTCAGGACCACAACAACCAGATTTTTTTGTTAATATTCAGGGTGATGAACCTGTAATCAACCCAAAATCAATTGATATGTTAATTGATGCATATGACAATAGATATGGTGTTGTTAATGCGTATACGAAAATCAGAGACGAGAAAGAGTTGACTGACATGAATGTGGTGAAAGCTCTGGTTGGAAGAGATAATCTTGCTAGACACTATTCCCGTCATCCAATATCAGATTACAAACAACTCGGTTTGTATATGTTCAGTCGTGGTATGTTAGAATGTTTTCTTAATCTAAAACCGTCGAAGTATGAAATCAGAGAAAACGTAGAAATGATTAGATACTTGGACAATGGTTTCAAGATTAAATGCGTAGAAGTGTACGATAGTATTTCTGTTGATACTCCAGAAGATATTAAAATAGCTGAAGAATTCCTAAGAAATGACAGTTAATAACCGATTGTTTTTTGAAAAAAATGTATCTGTTGACACCAATCTATATGACTGGTTTACAAAGATTTCTGAACACTATAAACCAAAACTCATTACTATTCGTGACTATCTGGATTTAACAAGAATAGAAAGAGTGCATTTCAATGATATTGATATGTGCACTAACTATGTATTACAAGTATTAGAACGATACAAGTTCTATAATTCTGAAAGTAGAGACTTAGAAAACCCTAAGATAAACAGATGGTTTCATTCTAATAAAGTGTCATGGATGATAGACCAAAAAAATACAATAGGACTATATTCCCCGATGCAGGCTTGCATCAGACCAGACTCAGGCAAAAAGATAAAACTACACCCAGGAGTACATAGATTTTGTGCAAACTACGCAACAAATAGTTTAGATGAAAAGATTGTTTTTTGGGATGCTGTGGGAGATAGTGATTCAGATGTGCTTTCATTTGATGAATGGGTCAATCTGTGGCCTATTGAAAAATGTAGAGATTATGGAATTTGTGATACTATGATAGAAGTAAACGTAGAAGAAGAAAGAAAGGATATGTGGGATTTTGCATTCAAACTGACAAACATGATGGGTGAAACACCCCCACACTTTATTGGTAGTTGTTCTGATGATATCAGTCATCTCTTGAGTGAGAATACTAATTCAAGGTTTGTGATAGAATCAAAAGTTGATAGAGAAATAACAAAACATGACTTACTACCTCTACTAAGTATTAATCCATCTGTAACAGAAATCAAAACAAAATCAATCAATGTTAAAATAATATGATATCAAAAAGACGCAGAATTTTAAAGGGTTATCAATTAACCTCTAAAAAAACATACATCCCAGTGGGTAAAGATGAATTAAAAGATATTTTTCTTAAAGTTCCAGAAAGACCCCTTCGTGTAAAAATAAAGGATGTCATTAATGAAGGCACCAAAGATAATTTCAAGTATGGATTAAACTCTCTCAAAAATATGCCATCGTTTAATGTAGAAGAGACTGACTTCAATCGACTATGGCACATCGGTAAACTTTGGATTTTATATCAAGAATGTAAACGAGACCACGGATTCTGGACACCACCAACAGCAAAACTAACTACAGAAAAAGGTGTGCATTTTCATCCCGGTAGTTCTAGGATGAAAGCGATGTTACTTAACAAATTCTATGACCTAGATTTTGTTGTTTGGTGCAAACCAGAAGATGTACCTGAAGGTAGAGAAATGGAATATGATGATTGGTATGAAACTTTTAAGAGTCACAACGAAAAAGATTATCCAAACTTCTATGCATTTGTTGAAAAACATCATAATAATTATATGGAAGGGTTTATTCTAGAAAATCATATTTCATATTCTACTCAAGAGTTCGAACCATCGGGTAAAAAATTGTACGAACTAATCAAAAGAGGCACTGTGGAATGGAAAAAAGAAAATCCGACTGATGATGATAACGCTATATTTTTAGATATGACAGAAGAAACTTCTATTTTAGAAAACGATATTTTAAAATGGACTATAAATAGATAAATGGCACAACTATTTCAACAACTTTCAGATTTGAAACCGTTTGAGATAGAAGAAAGAAGTATAGAAGCTTTAAATTGGTTCAGGATTGAACTAAGAAACATAAGAAAAAGACCTGATAAGTTATTAAGAGAGGGGGAAGTTGTAACAAAGATATTTGTAGGGAAGATGTACATGTTCTTCTACGATGCAAAATATCAAGAAACTTTACCATATTGGGATAGGTTTCCTCTAGTTATACCCATGGAAATATATTCTGATGGATTCCTTGGGATGAACTTACATTACATAGCTCCGAGATATAGAGTAGTTCTTCTTAGTAATTTATATGAGTTATTGATGAATGAAGAAAGTTCAAATGAAAGACTTATGAAATTGAGAATCTCCTACGACATGTTGATAAAACAATCTAGGTATAGATTCATGAAACCTTGTTTAAAAAGATATCTAAACACACATATAGAAAGTAGAGTTTTTGAAGTGCCATTAAAACATTGGGATATGGTTTCAATGTTACCATCATCTCGATTCAATATAAACGCAAATACTGTATATGCAAATAGTAGGAAAAAATTCTAATGTCAGAACTAAGTGTAGATAGAATAAAATCAAGAATAGGTAATGCAGCAAGGCCAAACAAATTTTCTACATATTTTTTCTGCCCGCCTTTGGGTATATCTGTGGATGCAATTTTATGCAAATCCGCAATCATGCCTGGAAAAACTTTAGAAACAACACCATTTTCAACTTACGGTGTAGTTGATACAATGCCACAACAAGTTGCATACGATGCAACTGCATCATTTAGTTTCATGTGTGATAATTCATTTGCAGAAAAACAAGTGTTTGAATCGTGGTTCAATTTCATCTACGGTAGTGTATCAGAAGGTAATGACGCAACATACAAACCAAAGTTTTCTTATCAAAACGAATACGTTGGTCAAGTACATGTAAATCATTTAAGAAGTGATGGTAGTGTTTCTCATACAACCATTTTACACGATGCATTTCCTGTTACTATCGCAGCACAACAACTTGACTATGATAGTACTGATATCATTTTGCAACAAGAAGTGCAATTTGCCTTTAGGTATTACACCACTAAGTATAACGACTTACCAGAACCATCAGTCTTAGATTCACAACTGAATACTGGAAGACAAGTACTTGATGTTGCGGGTGATGTCGCTTCGGTAGTCGATAGACTTGGTGGTGATGGTGGTTCGTTAAGAGAGACAGTTAGAAGTGCAGGGACTAAAATTGACTCTGCAAGGTCAATATTGGGTAGATTGGGTCTACCATAAAATTATGAGGATATATAATGGCGTTACCAATTCAAACCGCACCAAAATACAAAACAGTTTTACCTGTTAATAAAGAAACGGTTGAGTACAGACCATTCTTAGTGAAAGAACAAAAAATATTAGTTATTGCACAAGAAAGTGAAGATAATGAACAAATAGTTGAATCCGTCAAACAACTATTGAGGTCTGTTACAGATAACAAAGTAGAACCAAATAAACTTTGTTCAGTTGATATGGAGTGGTTATTCTTAAAAGTTCGGTCAGTATCAATCGGTGAAACTGCGTCTGTAATGATAACATGTGAAAATGACAGTTGTAAAACATCCAACAAAGTAGAATTGAATTTAGAATCGGCCGAAGTTGAAGGTAGTTTACCAGAAGATAACAATGTAATGATATCCGATAGTGTTGGTGTAAAATTAGATTTACCATCTTTAAAAACTTTATCTAGTATAACAAACCTCGATGCATCTCAACAATTATTCGAAATACTCAAATCTTCGATGGTTATGATTTTTGATGAGAACAACGTCTATCATTGTTCAGAAGTGGACTCTGAAGATTTGGATGAATTTGTTGAGAGTCTAACCTTTGAACAGTTAGGGAAACTTGGTAGTTTTTTTGATGATGCACCCAGTTTGACCATAACATCAAACTTTCAGTGTACCAATTGTCAAACAAATCAAAGTAAAGTACTGAGGGGAATACAAAATTTTTTTTAGTGGCTCTTTCCCACGAATCGTTGTTTAATTACTACAACACAAATTTTCAATTAATGCAACATCATAAATATAGTTTAACTGAACTTGATAATATGATACCCTGGGAAAGAGAAATTTATTTGACATTACTAATGAATTATCTAGAAGAAGAGAAAGAACGTCACAAAAGGAAATAGATATGGACAGAAAAGCAGTATTCGAAACACTAAAGGTAGATGAGGGGGTGGTATACGAGGTATATGCAGACCATCTCGGACTTCACACTTTTGGTGTTGGTCACCTTATTACTGAGAATGATGCGGAATGGGGACAAGAATTCGGAACGCCAGTCTCGAAAGAACGAGTATGGGAATGTTTCGAGAAAGACCTCGACACTTCTATCTCAGAATGTCATGTACTTTACGGTGAAGACACCTTCGAAGGATTTCCCGAAGAAGTGCAACAGGTAGTTGTTAATATGATGTTCAACATGGGCCGCCCTCGTTTGTCACAGTTCAAAAAATTCAACACTGCACTCGAAGCAGGTGACTGGGCAGAAGCGGCAGTTGAGGGACGTGATTCACGATGGCACAAACAAGTGACCAATCGTGCTGAACGTTTGATGGTGAGATTAGAAAAAGTATAAATGAATGATAAGATATTACTTATAAGTGATGTTATCGAACAAAAACTCCGAAAAGAAAAGGAGTTAGAATACTATCAGCAACAACTTGAGGAACTAGAAAAGAAAATGTGGTTCCTCAAAAAAGAAATTGACTTGACTAACCTTATACTCTCTGTAATTGAAACTGAAAAGGCTGATATCTTAAAGTTAAACAAACCAGAGGAATAAACATGTCAGACGAACACACACTTGATTCTGAAGTAGCAAAACAAATCGATGCAAATGGTGATGGACATATCTCAAAAGAAGAATGGGATATGCATTTAGAATTTAAAAGGAAAGAATTGGAAGACCAAGACGCACAACGTGATGCTATACGTAAGATGGCATGGTTTTCTTTGATTGGTCTCTTAGTATATCCTTTCGGTATTTTTTGTACGTCTCTGTTCGGATTGGATAAAGGTGCAGAGTTAATTGCAGACATTGCACCCACATACTTTGCATCTATTGCCGTATTAGTCTCTGCATTCTTTGCAGCTGATGCGGTAGGGAACAAGAAAAAGGATTAAAACATGGCACAGTGGAACAAAAATAGTCAGAGTTACCTAGCAAACGGCACCACACTATTTGAAGCAGTAATGATTGCTGATAAAGATGGTAACATTCTCAACACTGCGGGTTCAGCCTCAAACATTCCCATTGCCAACGGTGGAGTGACTGGTTATTCTCACATCAATAAATTTGGTTATCGTTCAACCCTCGCTACCAGTGGGTTCGAAACTATATGGGACGGGGCTGCATCAAACTATACATACCAAACCGTTGGTACTGCAACAGCAACATCTGACGCAGCTCTATCGGCCGATGATACTAAAGAAGTCAACATTCAAGGTTTGGATGAAAACTACAATGAAGTCAGTGAAACAATTACAATTGGTGGTGGTGCATCAACGGCACAATTCTCACGAGTTTTTCGTGCAAGAATGGTATCAGACAATAACGACGGTAACGTCACAATAACCACGACTGGTACTGTTGCATATATCCAAGCAGATGCGGCCCAGACTCTTATGGCAGTTTACACCGTTCCCGCAGGCAAAACTGGTTATCTGATTAAACTCCACGGTACTGTGGACAAAAATCAAGATGCTATCTTTAGATTAGTCTCTCGTGACTTTGGTACCACTGTGTTCAATGTCAAAGGACAGTTTGGTGTCTTTGCCAATAGTTTCGACTACGACTATCCTGTTCCTCTAGTTTTCTCAGAAAAAACTGATATAGAAGTAAGAGCAGATGCCGGTAACTCTATGGGTGGTGGTGCACTCTTCGATATTATCTTAGTTGACAACTAATTCTTATAAATAACATTGATATTATAACTGGGATATGAGTATGCGATACTTACTATTCTTTGTTATGGCTTTCTGTGTGAGTGTGACATATGGTGAAGAAGTAAATTTACCTGATGACACAATAAGAACTGAATCTATCACAGACAGTAATGTGAATACAAACTCGACCTCAACTACAACGTTGAAGTCTCCTCCAGCGTCTGCTATCACGCCGACTATCAACACGTCTAATTCAGACTTGTGTACGTTTGGTGTGGCAGGAGCAATACAAACACAAATTCTAGGTATTTCGACGGGAACGCAAGTTACCGATGAGAACTGTGAACGACTCAAACTGTCCAAAACCCTGTATGATATGGGTATGAAGGTTGCGGCAGTTTCTACAATGTGTCAAGA